CATTGCTTGAAAAGGTTATAACGAATAATGATCTAGGAGGATTATCGCCTCTTGAAAAAGTGCAACATATTAAAAATGTGTGTGAAAGTTTAGGGTTAAATCCACTAACCAAACCAATTCAATTGATTAAATTTCAAGGAAAAGAAATTGCATATTTCACCAAAGATGCAACGGAGCAATTGAGAAAAAATAATCATATATCCATTAAAATTCGCGATACCAAAGTAACCGAGGGAATTTATATTGTGATCGTTGATGCTAAAACTCAAGATGGTAGAGAAGATTCATCAATAGGTGCAATTACCATATCTGGACTTAAGGGAGATGCACTTTGTAATGCGATGATGAAAGCAGAAACTAAGGCAAAAAGACGTGCAACACTTTCAATTTGTGGATTAGGATTTACCGATGAATCAGAAATTGAAACTATGAACGGAGCTAAAAAAATAGATATTCATTCAAATATTCAAGATAAAAAAATATTAAACGATGACGGAATAGATGAGATGGATTTTAAATCTGGCATTGATGTAATTATGAAATCTGAAAATTTAGAAGAATTAGAATTATATTTTAGAAAGGAATATAAGTTTTGGGCAGAAAAAAGAGATTCATCTAGATTAAAAGGTGTAATTGATGCGAAAGACAAAAGAAAAAATGAATTAGAAGTTAAACAATTTCAAGATGAATTAGATTCAGTGAACGTTGAAACCGGTGAGGTGAAATCATGATTACTCAATCAAAAGATTTATCTCTATGGCAGCTAACAAATGAACATCAAAAATTATTAAATGAATTGTATGATCATGAGACTGGAGAAGTTAATGAAATCATCCAAGCGAAACTTGATGAGCTTGATCCAACAATTGAAAAGAAATGTATATCGATTACACAATGGATTAAAAAATTGGAATCTGAAAAAAGAGAATTGGATTATTTAACCAATGAAATAGAACAAAGAAAAAGATCTTATGATAAGGAAGTTAAAAAGTATCAAAATTATCTTGAATTCAATATGAAAAAACAAGGAATAAGAGAAATTAAATGTCCATACTTTACAATTAGGATTAAGAAAAATCCCTACTCAACCGATATTATTAACGATGAATTAATACCACATGAGTTTCTGAGTTTTAAAGAGATCGTAAAAGTTGAAGTAAAACCTGATAAAAATAAAATAAAGGAAGAAGTATTGAGGACAGGTAATCAAATACCAGGGGCTTATGTCTCACAAAAAGATAAGCTTGAAATATTAGTTTCAAAGATATAAAAATATCTTGGCAATAGCGTTCTACTATACGCGTGTAGAAAGGTTTACTATTCCTTAACCTTTGATCCGTCCAGACAATCTGGACTATTGCCACCAATTTTATCCACAATTTCTGTTAATATCCCTGTTAATATCAATTAACAAACTGTTAATAAATTTTTTTTAATTTTTTCTATACAAGACTATCACCAAAATATATACAGAAAGTTATTTACTTAAGATATTAGTTATATTGAATAAATATTATTTATACATAAAATTACGCACTATAATTATAACAAAAAAGATATAAACTTATTATTAATATGTGCAATCATAAGAAAATCTTGAATAAATGAAATTAGTTAATTTGTATTAATTTTGTCGTATAATATCGTCACCTAGGAAGAAAACTTATCGATAAGGAGATCGGCATGACAGTAACATCTATTCAGCGTAATTTTAACAATACGCCGCAAATCGTGAACATGGAAGTGACAGACTCACAAGCAACCATCTCAGCAACTGGTTGGCTAAATCTTGCAGCAACCATCGCAAGTATAGAACTTGCAAACAACGGCTTATGGGTATGGCAACCAGGTGATATGGTATTAGTCTATTCTGATGCCGATAATACCGATGTTTTATATACCGTAAATTCAACTACTCATAGCTTAATCCTTTATTCAACAGCAGGTGCAGGAGGCGTAACATTACCCGTAGTATCAGGGGATTTTACGGTATTTAGTGGAACAGCCGGACAACTTTTTGATGCTGGATATTCACCATCTGATCCTACCAAAACAAAAGTTGTGATGGCAGGGTCGGCAGTAACAGTTAATCATATTGCTGTTTTTACTGACACCTTAGGAACTATAGATGATGATGCAGCCACCGCAATAAATGGCGGTAATATTCAAGCTGGATTATCAGGAACCGCAGGTACTTTGGCCTCATTTCCTGCAACCGCTGCAAACGGTAGTCTAATAGTTGCTGCTATCAATGCAGGCGGTCCTTTTAATACAACCATTAGTAATTCTGTAATGGGTCAATCATCAGTTATAAGCACTCCAGATCCTGGTGTTGCTACCTCTAAATTTTTACTAACAGATTCTGCAGGTACTCAAACGATCTCTACAGGTAATGTGGCAATGACATTAGGTACATTGACCCTAGGATCGTCAGGTCATGCATCATCCTTGACTATATTCCCAGCAAGCGCTGCTAATGGAACATTAATTCTAGCCGCAGCTAATGCAGGTGGTGCTTTCAATTTAACTTTATCAAATGGCGCTCTTGCTCAAAGTAGTGTTCTTACTATCCCTGATGTAGGTGCATCAACTGGTTTTGTTGTTACCAATCCAACGCAAGGTAAAATGAAATCTGTTACAGCTGCAGCAGTTGCAGGTGGTTCTGCTAGTCAAACAGTAACAGATGCTTTCTGTACGACCACAAGCACAGTCGTTGCTAATTGGAACACATCAGCAAATCCTGTGAGTATTGAAAAAGTAACCCCAGGTAACGGAAGCTTTGTTGTATTAAGTTCAGGTGATCCAGGTGCTTCTACTTTGGGTTATATCATAATGAAATAAAGGAGTTTTATCATGGCAGAAAAGTATGGATATGGTGCATATGACAGTGTGGAACATGAAGCGTATTGCATGCCAAGTGAACAAAAAAGAAACACTGAACAAATGAATAATGCCCAAGGCTATCATGACATGGCGGATTTAGCGAATACTAAACCATGGCCTGTACAAATGGGTAGAGAACGTAAAAATTCTCAGTTAGGACCAGAAGGTGCTTCTGAAAATTATGCTTACGGAAACATGCATAAAAAAGGTAAGTAAATTTATCTTATAAATCCGCTTTCAATGAGGGCGGATTTATTTTATTATTTCTCCTCATTTTAAGGAGAAATAATAATGGACGAATTAGCAACAGTTAAAACAAATCTACTATCCGAATTAAATGTTCAATATAGCAATCTAATTAATTTCTTATTACGAACCCCAATTCATCAAAAATTCAAAGATTATTGTTTTAAAAATCTTGATGAAGGAATTTTTTGGGTTCAAAAGGGAATAGAGCATTTACAAATGCAAGAAAAAAATAAAACTTCTGATTTGGAAATAAATAATATCCAAAATCAAAGTTCAAATGAAAAAAATCCCGCAGAAGAAATTAAAACTATCTATTAATTATTTCTTGTGTTTAGCATGATGTTCTTTTTTTTCATGCTTAACAGTTTCATGATGTTTTTTATGATGGTGATGGGACATTTTCATATGTTCCATCGCTTTTTTATGATGATGTTCTGCTTTATTTTTATGAACAGAATGTTCTTTTTTCATTATACGATTTCCTTATCGATTAAATTTATATAAAAATAAATTATTTAATAGTGTTAAATTTTAACTTAAATTATCGTCTACGCCTAGCATATATTCCACCGCACACTGTAGAGGTACCACTTACATTTGCCGTATAACCAGTTAAATATATCGTGGTAGTTGATGAAAGACTGAATCGTAATTTTGCTGCGTTAACGCCAGTAGCAGCACTGATAACGGTAGTAGCGGCAAAAAATAAACCAGTATATAACGACAAATCTGGAACAGTAGCCGAAGTTGAACTTACCCAACATGCAATAGCAGATGGTCCAGTACCTGTAGAAACCCAGCTCATATTACCCCACACATCCCAATCACCCGCTGTTAATGAAATGGAAGTAACATTTGTTGCTGTTGCATTAGTCATAGTAACAGGAGATCCAGATGCTATAACGCTTGATATAAATTCCCCAACATAACCAGCGGGAGCACTATTATTGGTACCTGTTCCTTGTACCTGAACACCACCTGTTCCTTGGCCTCTTAAGCTCAAAATGACATTTGTATCTGATCCTATGCCTTGTAATATGGGAGAAGATCCAGTTACATTATTAAATGCAGTTAAATAATTTACAGCGCTAGCGGTATAATTAAATGAAAGCAAATTTAATCCAGCACTACTAATGATCGCAACTGGATGACCAATGTTTCCAGTTAATCCAGTTAAAGATGTTATATCACTATTAGCACCACTTGCTGCAAATCCAGGTATGGTTAAACCTGAAGGCAATGTAGTTGATAAACTCGGTACCCCGCCAGCAGATGTCACTAATACAGCGCTTGCAGCCGTTGCAAGACCACTAACGGTATTTGCTGATGCATTGTATAAAATTGTGTTAATTGAATAAGTATCTGCGAAAGTTGATGTTGAATTAACGAAGTTAGTACCATTTGATCTTAATATTGTACCACTTGTACCACTAGTTGACGGATAAGTAGCTGTTGAAAATGAAGGAGCAGCTGCTGCATTACTTTGTAAAATATTTCCTGTGGTTCCTGGACCTGCTAATATCGATGGTGTACCTGTTGTCCCTGTAACTAATGTTCCATTATTAGCACTTACTAATCCAACTACAGTATTGGAACCATTTGCATATAAAAGATCATTACCTGCATAAGTATCAGCAAATGTAGCAGTAGATGCTACCCAATTAGTGCCATTTGCTCTTAATATCGTTCCGGTCGATGTTGCAATAGATGGATAAGTAGCAGTTGAAAATGAAGGAGCCGAAGCTGAATTTGATTGCAATATATTACCAGCCGTTCCAGGACCTGCAAGGACTGAAGGTATACCAGTATTTCCTGTGACAAGTAATCCATCATTGGCAGTTGCTAATCCACTTAATGTGGTCCCTGCTGCTGCATAATAAGCTAATTGATTGATCCCTCCTGAATTGATTGTTCCAGTTCCAGGTGCATTATTCCATGTTGGTAATGCTCCAGCACCTGCAGATGTCAGTACTTGACCGACCAATCCGACACCTGAAACATTTTGGAAGTTTCCAGTAGATGTTGTGCCACCACAAATAACTGAATATGCGGTAAATGAAGAATCTCCGCTACCACCATGAGGAACATCTATTGCAGTGCCATTCCATACCCCAGATGCTATTGTTCCAAGAGATGTAATATTTGCTTGTACAGCTGATGGTAACGTACTGGAAATTGATGGAACGCCTCCAGCTGAAGTAACTAATGTACCATTCGCAGCAGTAGCTATCGGGCTTAATGTGGTTCCATTGGCTGCATAAAACGCAAGATCATTAATAGTTCCTGTATTAATCGTTCCGGTTCCTGAAACTGTCGTCCATTGAGGAAGCGCACCCGCTCCTTGCGATGTCAATACTTGGCCTAACGTTCCAACTCCTGAAACATTTTGAAGATTACCAGTTGAAGTAGTGCCTCCCGTAACTAGTGAATATGGTGTGAAAGAAACATCACCAGTTCCACCAAATGCAACGGTTACCGCACTTCCTTGCCAAACACCGGTTGTGACCGTCCCAACTGAAGTAATATTTAATTGAACCGCTGATGGTAAGGTGCTTGAAATTGATGGAACGCCAGAACCATCTGTGACTAATACTCCGTTTGCAGCGGTTGAAAGTCCTACGACATTATTAGCACCATTAGAGTAGAGAAGATTATTAGTTGAATAGGTGTTTGAAAATTCTGCAATTGATGCTACCCAATTAGTACCATTAGATCTAATAATAGTACCAGCTGTTCCAACGGTTACAGGAAATGTAGCTGTAGACCAAGACGGTGATGAATTTGCACCCGATACTAAAACCTGTCCCGCGGTTGATGTTCCAGATAAAATCTGCATTTGAGATGCATTCGACCAAACAATACCACCATTAGATGCGATTAAATTTGCATTTGTGCCACCAAAGGAAAGAGTAATTAATGATCCATTCCAAACTCCAGTTGTGATAGTTCCCAGATTCGTAATATTTAATTGAACCGCACTTGGTAATGTAGAACTAATAGATGGAACCCCAGAATTGCTTGTAATCAATACAGAATTATTAGATGTTGCAAGTCCACTCACTGCATTACCATTAGCAGGGTAATAAGCAACTTCATTAATAAGTCCAGGATTAATCGTTCCACTTCCAGATGAAGTTTGCCATGTTGGCAATAATCCAGGTCCACCAGATGTTAAAACCTGTCCAGAAATACCCACACTTGCAATACTCTGTAGAGAACCCGTTGATGTTGTTCCTCCGGCTATTAATGAAAATGCAGTAAAGGAAGTATCACCAGTTCCACCTTGATTAACGCTTACAGGAATGCTAGGAACATTCAATGCGCTAACCCAAGCGCTTTGATTGGATAATGCTAGCAACCCTCGTGAAAACGCGGTTAATGAAGTTGTGGCATAAACATTTGATGCTGTGGTATAGAGCATCTCATTAGCACTGGTGGTTAAACTATCGATCGATGTTAATGGTGCACTAATAGATGGAACACCAGTTCCAGTAGTAGATTTTAAAATTCCTGTAGATAAGGTTGATAAGGCAAAACTATTCGGTAATGTAAGATCTGGAGTTTCAAGAATGAATGTAGATGTTAAGTCAACATCAGATGCTAATTGAACCCAAGTGGATGAATTTGGATCCCAATATTCATATTGTCCTAAATCACTATTAGCCCCAATGACCCACGCTGGAGGAGGCGTAGGACGAGAGGCGGTGGTCCATGAGATTATTTTGGGTGTTTTTATATTTAAACCAGATGCAAGACCAACAGTTTCAGTCGTTGTATCATTTATATTTGCCTCAGTAAATTGTGAAAATTTTATGGTATTAACCACGATGATCCTCCCTGGATCAGATCACTTATTATTCCATTATGGTATTTGTAATAATGATACTCCTACTTGCGCACCGGTTGCATCAGATGAAATTAAGTTCAATACATCTCCTCCTTTTACAAACTTTATATCCGGACGAAATTCTTGGTTGTAAGTAGCAGATTGCGTACCAGCTATAGGAGACACTGCGGTTCCATTATATGAAACCCATACATTTGCATTAGCAGTATAGGAAAATTTTGCTCTGTATCTAACAGAAATATCCCCAGGAACCGTAAAAGAAAGACCAGTGTTCGCGGCTAAATTAAATTTAGAACCAGTATCAGAAAATGGTGTTGCTCCTTCAAATGAACTATTATATGCGGTCATTTTAAATTCCCTTAATGATGTTATATACCGAGTCTTGCATCTGCAATGTACTGGAATATGTTTAATCCTTCATTATTAATGCTCGTTAGAGCACCTATTACACTTCCTCCAGTTGTTGCTTGTAAAGAATAAGATGATGGAGTATTACTAATTGCAGTCCAATTAGAAATAGGAACATCAACAGTAGCTTCTCCTGTTCCAGCCGTATTAATAGCTGCAACGATATGATTTATGGAACCGGTTGCTGGTGAGTAAAAGGTAGGTACGATAAAACGTATTTTCACTTCCTTATAAGTTAATGTAAAACTTCTTGTTGATAATGTATCAGAAGGAGAACCCTCAGTTAGTGATACGGGAACTATGGTGGAACCTACAAAAGTAGCCGATGGTGGTGATCCATTTAGATAACTTTGTTCATAATAATATTGGCATTCTCTAAGAACTTCATCTGCTGTTTGTGCCCCTGGTCTTGTTGCTATCATCCCATGACAAAGACCCACCGAACCAATTCTTAATGTATTACCTGAAGTAACAGATGCTGTACCAATAACGATTGCAAAATAAGTTGCTAAATTAACATCTGCAATTCCATTCAAATTCCATCCATTAAAATCATAATCATTAAAATTGGTGGTATTAATAACATCAATCGTAAAAGAAGCTGGTTGGTTCGGTAATCTCGGAACAGGTAACCAATTACCATGAAATGTTAAAGGAGTACCATTTGCATCTAATGTAGCAACTAATGATTGATGAGAAACAACTGTCGATGGTAAAGAAACGTCTTTGGTATACCAAAGTGATATCGTAGCACCCAATGGAACGCCAGTAACAATAGCTGCGATATGTGCTGCAATTGCATCATTTAATACCGATGTTGCTTGAGGAACTGCTAGATATTGAATAATAGCCATCTGAGTAGTTGCTGAAGCTGTTAGGAATAATTCTCCACCATCTCCTTTAGTTACTGTCACGCCATTTGTAACAGTTTGGAATATGATTGTTTGATCCCACGCATAAAATGAACTATTTGCACCAGATGCGATAGGTCCAACAGTTGCACCAAATTGAGCTGGATTTAAAGGGAAATCCCATCCGACTAAAAGACTGGGAATTGGTTTATATCTTAATTGCGGGTTATATACATGAAATTCATGATCAATTCCGCGCTCGATCGTTTCTTCTTGTAATGTTGGTAATTGATTTGAGGTAAAAGGTGTATTTTGCCCAGTAACTTGAATATCAGATAATTCTACTGTTCCACTAGGAGGTAAATTAATATTAATGTTTGTGTAAGCAACATCACTAGTCTGACTATTTGCCGATGCTGGAATATTAAGAACTCCAGAAAATATAGCAAAATTTCCAGTCGTTAAAGCAGCTGTTAAAATAGTTGAAGGAATAGGAGGATTCAAACTAGGTGCATATTGCATAGTAATAGTTTGATTGGCGATATCAGATCTACCAACTAATAATCCCCCAACCGCACCACCATTACCAACTAAACCTCCTGCCCATAATGCACCATTATGATTAAATGTTTGTTGTAATATCGCAGTCGTCCAACCTGAATTATTTATCTTTAATGCATATGGAATAGAATTATTATTAGGATCGACAATCGTTGTTCCAGCTAATATCAATTGGGTGAGAGTAGTAGAACCTGCTCCGGTTAAAATTAAATTCCAACCAGGAGCAACATTATATGTACCAGCAGTCGTAATTACATAATTACCAGTAAAATTAACTTGAGCAAATTGAGGATTGGTAATTTGATTTTCTTGAGTTAGCAATCCTGTACTCGATGGAATAATGTTTCCACCCTGACCAGGCATAAAATTATTAATCTCATAGATTAAAGGATCGGATTGCGTAGGTCCTTGGCGAATTTCTAATCGCCATACAAGACTAGGATCCCAATACATATTATCAGGAAGTCCACCGTTTGGACCAAACTCTAGAGGATTACTCCAAGGTACTGTTAAGTTAACATCCTGAAAAACAGGCTGCGGAAGATACGGAAAAGTATTAGTCAAAAAACTTATGTAGAATTGATCATTTAATGGTTGTCCAACCAAATCATTAAAAAACCAAATCGGATTTGCAGCACGTATGCCTGTGGCCATTATTTCTTTTCCTTTTCCTTAATAATCTTCTTAACTACTTTTTCTCTAAATTTTTCATTAGTTAATCCTTTACCTAATAATCTAGATCCAGCTATTTCCTTAATTCCAGATAATGGATGAGATAACATTAATGCAGTTATTATATCTAAATTTGCGTGACCTGTAGCAGGATTAAACATTAAATTAACTGCTTTTGGATTCTTTTTAACAAGAAGTGCATAATTATCTAATGATCTTCTTTCATTTTTATCTGGTATCAGTAATTGTTTTTGTTTATCTCCCAGTTTATTCCATAAAGTAGAAAGTTTATTAGGATTAACATATTGCATATCTTCTGGTCCTTGAAGTGCTCTAGAGAAATATGCATATTTAATTAGATTATGATCTTTTTCTGGTATAACTTTAAGTAATTTATCTAATTGACTTGCCTTATCTGCAGTATTACTAGTCTTTAAAAATGAACTTATAAGATCATCAGATGATTTTGCATTAGGTCCATTCATAGTAAATTTATTGATATCTTTGTCTAAGAAAGAAGAATAATTTTTCTTATAATTTTCTTCTGCTTTATCAAAAGAGGATATTAATTCTTTATTTCCTGATTTCTTAATTTCTGATTTAATATCTTTTTTTAAAGTTTTTGAAAGACCACCGATTACTTTAGATGCATATCTTTCCCCAATATCAGTAGATTTTCCTAAACTATTTGCAACTTCTCTTAGTTGTCCCGATAGAATATTTGCTTCTTTTAGAGAAATAGGTTTTTCATTTTTAAATGGAATACCTTCTTTTGAAACTATAGGAGATATTTCTTCTACATTTGGAGATTTAATTAAATTAAGTTTTGCTAAAAGACCTCTCATATCAGGCATTAATTTTATAATATTAGTATTTTCTAATGCAGATATATGTTTTTTTGCATCTCTCGTAAAATTTGGTAATTCCATTTTAAAACCAGACTCATCTGCAATTTTATCAGGTACCTCATATAATATATTCTTAATAGATTCCTGAGTTTTTTTTCCATTTATTAAACTTTTACCTAATTTCTCACTGACTTCAAGTGGATTTGTTTCCCCTAGATAATTATTAACAATATTGTTTCCTCTATTTAATATCTCATTAGACGTTTGATGAAGTGATTTTTGAACCCCACTGAATGGTACTTTGGATAATATATTCTCTTGTAATCCTTTTAATCTTGGTGACTCTATAACATCACCTAATCCTGTTTCAGTACCTTTTGTAACTTCTAAATTTCTAAGTAATTCTTCTTTAGATAATGGTGATCCAACTAATTTAGTAATTAAATTTGAAGGAGATAAAGATGCTATTCCTTTTACTGCTGAACCTGGAATTGCAGCACTAACACCACTTCTAACAGCATTTTCTATTCTATTTTCTCTATTAGGTGATTGAATTCCACCAGTTAAAAAGTTAGCTAGAATCATAGGCAATAATTTAGAACCGCCAGATGCACTACCTAATCCATATTGACCAATCCCTGAAATAAGCGGATCAGGATTTTTACTTTCTATCATTTTACCTAAATCAATTTTATCAGGCCCTTCTAATCCCATAAATTCACGAGCATTCCAATAGGGAACTTTTCCAGCCCCCGGCAATGATTCAGCAATTTTTCTAGTTAGATATTCTCCCGCTTCAAGTCCAGATGCTGCAACATTCTGTGATCCTCTAGCGACACCTCCTAATACATCTCTAAAAGAATTAATAGGATGAGTTGCTATATTTTTAGCAGTTTCAGGTATTTGAGATAAAAGAGATATAATAGTTGATGGAAAATCAAAAGCAGCATTCATAGCATAACCAGGAATTTTGGATAATTCACTTTCAGGTTTATTAAGTTGATTAGATTTATTTGTTTCATTAGGATTGAATCCTATTTTTTTATAGTAATCTTCTTTTGTAATATCATTATAAAATTTAGAATGTAATCCATTAACTAATTGCTCATCAGATAAATCATTATATTGTGGATATTTTTCTCTTATTTCTTTAATAGTAATCATGATCTAATTCCAAAAGGATCATTATTTTCTTCCTTAATAGAATTTGTAATAGGTTCTTCTTTGTAAATATTTGCACTATGTGCAGCATCAGTAAATGTTTTAGCTTCAGTTAAAAGAATTTTCTTAAAAGCATTAAATCTTTCTTTTGCAACTTTTGGATGCTCTCTCCATGTTGTTGGATTTGTTAATTGTTTTAATCCTTCCTGCACACCTGGCGTAATAGAATCTCCATAAAATTGTCTAACTTGTTTTGCTAATGTATCGGCTGCCGTTAAGGATTGTTTATATTTTAAATATCTAGGAGGAATATTTCCTGTTTGAGAGAATGCCTCATCTTTAAGTAATTCGGCTGAACCTTTTATTCCTGAATATGAAGTTAAATCATCTACATTTAGATTATTAAGTGTTTTTTCCATATTTTTTGAATATAAAATTCTTTGTCTAACACCGCTATCAGTCGTATCTTTAAGATCTTTTAAATCATATTGACCTTTAAGTTTATCTCGTTGTTGAGGTGTAAGTGATAAACCTGGGTTACCATTATTTCCTGTACCAGGCATTACACCCTCGGCTATTTGTTGTTCTTCCTGAGCTCTTTTACCTAAAGGTGTTGCATATCGTTTACCTTGTGAATTCATTAATGATTCTTGATAATTTATAGTTTGTTCCGAACGTCTTTTATCCAAATCGTACAATTCTTTAGCTTCTTTATATTCTGGACTATTTTCACCATATTTTCGTTTTACCATAAATAGTGCTAAGGCCTTTCCAGCAGCACCAGGCATCATTCTACCGCCAAATGGCAAATCTGATTGCTGATTTAATTTATTTGCTTGAGCTTTTCTTAATTCAATTTGAGAAGGTAATTCTTGCTGTTGTAATGATAATGTCGCATTTCTATATTGCGCTTCATTTTCAATCTGTTTTTCTCTCATCAGGCGTTCCATCAGGTTTCTAATGCCTTCATTTAAAACTTCACCGCCTGTTTTCGGTATAGGTATTCTAAACATATCTATATTTCCTTATGCTGCAATACTTCCTGCACCACCGCCAAAAGCGCCACCTGCACCAAATGCCCCTCCTTTAGCTGCAGCATTAGCTGCCATGCTAAGAAGATTTCCTAATAAATTACCAGGTGCATTTTTAGCACCATATCTAGCGCCTGCGATATTTTGTCCAAAACCTTGAGATAAATTTCCGAGATTGGCAGCCATATTAGCACCAGTTCCGTAAATATTTTCTCCAATACCAATTCCAGATAAATATTTATACATAAGATCTTGAAGATATTCAGATCTATCTTTATTCATAATGTCGGAGGATGATTGTTGGATATTATTAATAGCAGCATTGCTGCCAAGTAACCCCATAGAACTAGCTGCATCTAAACCTCCAGCGCGAGCATTTTCCATAGATCTTTTAGCATAAGGAGATGCTTCATACCCTCCCATCCATTTAGCTAATAATGATTGCGGATCAAGAAGTGCGTTTTCGGCTCCCATTAAATTCCCATATTGTTCTTGACCTTGATTAATGAATGGCTGCTGAGTTTTTTTGGCTTCATTCCAAAATTGTCTTAGTATTTGTTCTGCTTCTTCATATCCTTCTTCTGGACTAAAAAAGCTTGATAACATATCTCCAATACCAGCCATTTTATAAACCTCCCGCTATTAATCTTGCATCAATAGATGCAAGGAGTGTATCCAATAATTCTAAATCAAAGTTAATAATATCAACTTGATTAGTGATCCATACTTTAAATTCAGGTGTAAAATCCTCTCCTTGAATTGGGCAACTATCCATTTTTGTTAATTTAGTTAGCGCCACCTGATATCCTCCTTGTCAACATGTCACCACCCAAAACAACAATAGGAGATGGACTATAGCAAATTAATTTATACGATCGGTTTCTGGATGGTCCTAACTGATACCATCTCATTCTCCATTCATAAACACCTAATTGAGAAAATTCTAATACGTCTGCGGGATGAAAACTTACTGCTCCATTATCAGACCAATATAGTTCTATATGTGGCTTAAACCAATTGTTATATATTAAATCACTAGCTACTGGAAAATTACCTTGCTCAGATAATACATAAACTGGCTGACCATCAGGTCCTGGATTTTCATCAATAATAAATTGTGGATTACCATCAGTCCCAGGTGATTCATCGATAACAAATATCGCATTTTCAAATGGTCCAGTTGATCTTATAAAAGTTTCTAATCCCCAAACAAAATCAATTTCTACATATTCTGTTTCAAATTCTGAATAATCTTCTTTTTCAAATATTATTTTTGTGACTAATTCATATCTGAATGGTTCGACTAAATAAGCATCTAAACTTTGAGGATCAGTTGATGCAGGATTAGTAATTTCATTGTCATAAAAATGACCTGACATTTGATAAATAGTTTTATCACCTACCACTGTTACGTAATGAACATTATTAAAAAATATATGTTTTTGTATTCTATTTCTCTGACCATTCTTTTCTACGACTCGTTTCCATGATTTAGTATTAAAATTACATTCAATCGCATTTCCTAAATCTTCAGCATCGATTAATCCGGTATTTGAATATGTACCAGAAGTTAATCTATAGAAAATATTATTTTCATAACTAAATAAAAATCCGTTCAATGGTCCTGTTAAAAATGTACTTAATGTTCCATCTGTAGTTAATTTTTGAAATAATACCTCAATTGCATCAGTTGCTATTGGTTTTGGAGCACTTCCATCAGACATTAAAATTTGTTTAAGTCCAGCTCTATTTTCACCAACCCAACTCATCATTCCAAAACCAACATCTAATGATTGAACATCTGATAGTCCAAAATCAAAGTTGTAAGATGAATTTTGACGCCATGGGAAAGACGTAACAGTTCCTCCTACTGATAGTAATTGTGATGGATTATTAGCCCAAGGCTCTGTAGTGAAAGGTGTGAATATGTATAGAATATTTTTTAATACTGCAAATCCGTTAATGATATTACTTGCTTGAGCAAATACAGCCTGACTAGAAATAGTCCAAGCAGTAGCAGGATTAAAAGCAGATCCCCCTAAATTTATTTCTGATAAATTAAACTGAGAAGTATTACCACCTGCAACTACAAATCTATTTCCAAACGCTGCTATATAGGTAGGATTAGGAGGCGCATTTGGATCAGTAATAATATCAAATGAATTAGTTTCTTCTCTATAAATATAAATATGCTGACCATCAACGAATCCAACATAAGTAATAGATGGTTGATTTTGAAGTTGAGAGGCTACTAAAAAATCAGCAAGAATTAATCCATTAAATGTAGTTACTTTTCCCTCAGTTATCTCTATGACATCATAATTTTTATCAATTCTATATATTGCATTAACAACAACTGCATACCAAAAGTTATTAGTCTTAAATAAATATCTAGGTTCAGCTGAAAATATTAATTGATTGATACCAAGAAAACTTATATGACGTCTTCCCATTGCAGGATATAATGCATATCCTTTTTTACCTAATTCACTCGGTTGCAGTGTCCAATTTGCACAATCAGATGGATTAAACTGCGTAAATCGCTGCTTATCGTAATATCCTATAATCGGTAGTTCTTGAATGCGCGATTTCATTAGTTATATCCATATAACTGTTCATTTATTGACTAAATACCTGCTTTAACACGCCATGATCCGTTCAAACTTGAATCAAGATCAGCCTCAATCGCCAGATTAATACTGCTATTAGCCTCCATCTCTTGTTTTGCTTCTAGGTAGAGATCACGTAATTCTTGCGTCCATGCAGACAAACGTCCCTTAAATGCAGCAAGATCTCGACCTAAGGCAAAATTTAAAAACCTAGTAAAATATAATGGAAATTGACTCATGTCTGAATTTTCAGTCAGCGGTGGCGGTTCAAACTTTCCATAGACATGAAGTTCAAAAAATTGCGATGGACCAGGATATAATCTCATTGTAGTTAGATTAGTTTGATTATAAATAATGCAATATCTAGGCAATCCTAATTGTGGGTCGTATTTAAATGATGCTAGAAACTCATTTCTAGATTGATCTATTAACGGATAAGTCACTCCATCTAATAATAGCCATGCATTTTGTAGATTAGATAATCTTCCAAATGCTGTTGAATCAGGTAATGGAGTAAAAAGAGGTGATCCAAATGTGACATTCTGCTGACCTATTGATAGAGGAATAATTGCTTCCTGTGCAATAGTTGTTAGCATGGCAGTACCAGAATAATATTGAATCAGAAAATTTAATCTTTTTAGAGCATAAAATGTATCGTTACCGTATAAAGGAACAGTTGGAGAATTACCGGTAATTAATTGATAGGAATCAGAAATAAACTCCTTAACTGGCTGAGATGCAAGAGTCATGTTTAGATTTCCTTATCTGCTTTAACGGTTCCTTTGGAATACTATCGATTGAATCAAACCATAAGCCAGATGAAATTAATAATTCAAATTCTTCATATGAACGAGCTAATTTCTTGTCCCCACCTGATTTATAAACAAAAGCACGAAAATGTTCGCGATCAACCCATCTATCCAAATACATTACTTGTTTTTTAACATCCATATTGTTTCCTTTCATGTATCCTTTAAAAAAAAGGCATCTGTTGCATCAGATGCCTTAATATGACGATTATGATCTAACGATAACCGCAAACTCCGGATTAATAGAAACACCACCGATAGCATCAATACGATCAAGTTGCAGATAATTTCTAATATCGGAACCAAGCGTGTATGTGATTGCTAACTTATAAAGATCAGAGTAAGAGGTAACAGCTTCAACGCCTCCTTTCAATTCTTTGATCGGAGGTGCTGCAAACACAATTGCTTGATTATGGAATGCAATAGAGCGATTAAAGCTCTGTGATAACAAAATTTGTGCGCCATTTGGAATAGCTGCAGAGATATTTTGTCTTGCTCCACTCACAACTATGGTTGGGTTAACTGGAATATCTGCAGTATTGCCACTTGCAGAAATCACAGTAGCCGTTACAACAAATTGTGCTCTCTGACTAACCGTACCAGATGCAACACCAGAGATAGGTTGATAAGTAAGCGGATTAATCATGAAAACGCCTGCTGACTCATCTACTTCTATGATATCTCCAACATTAAATACGATAGCGCCTGGAGCTTGTCCAAGACCTGTTACAGAGATAATATTTCCACCAGTGATAGGACCATTAGTAACAGTACCTGCTAATAAAAATCCTGTTGGAGGCGAACCACCAGCTTGACCAAGACCTGCGATTTGTCTTGATACAAAGTTCGTTTTAAAGAAATCAAATCCTGATAGATGTCCAATAAACCCATCAAGCAATGCACCCCTATTAACAGTCATGTTAAATACTGTTTTTAATGAATCAGAAAGACCTGCTGATACAAAAGGATCATTAGCAAAATATCGATTTCCATCATCTGGAATACCGAGTGCAGTCATATAGGCATCGGTATTTGCAACTGTTAAAAAATCAATAGGAACCCCAGGTGTACCAATTGCTTGATAAACTTGAGTCTGGAAATTTTCTTCTGCAATAAACTTTTCAACGTCATTTGCTAAAGTTTTAGCACGAGGATTTAACATCATATCGAGATAAGGTTCATCTCTAGCACGATCAAATGTTAACTGCATACCCGTAAATTCAACCATTGTGTTGAATTGGGTAGAAATAGTTAATGGTCTTATAACCTGTACACGTGCTTGCGATACAGCCGTAGCACCACGTCCAGGTAAATAGCGTTCTTCCAAACGATAGTTGATCGTCTGGCCAGTTGCGTATTTTAGGTTTTTAAAGTCATCTTCAAAGTTGCGGTTGGCGACTTTAGCAAAATTGAGGTAGTTAATAAATCTGATCAAAACTTCATCTAATACATACGCTGTAGTTTCAAAACGATTGGTAGACATAGCATCCATGCTCCTGACAATGATTAAAAAATAGCTTTAATAGCCACTAAATTTCACATTGTCCCAGCGGGCAGGACGATACTCGCGTTTTGGAGGGAGGCGGGGCCCTTCCTGAATCTACTCAGCCTATGAACAATACATTATATGATCAGATGACCATATAAAGCAATATTGTGAACATATAGCAAAAAATGATGATAAATAAAATAAATATTGGTAATATTGTAATAATTATTAATGTAGTCAATAATGGAATTAAACATGGATTGTTATGAAGGTAATTACGATATTTCTTATTATGGACGATTAGATACACCTTTATTACGAGGAACCTTAGGATACTATCTCATGGATGAATTATTTAAAAAGATTGTCGATCGAAATAACGAAGTTTTAGAACAAAACCAAACTAAATTGATTTTAGCATTATCAAATCAAATTAAAGTTATCATTAGTAAATTTGAAAAAGATATAGATAACATTAGAGCTAAATTAAATATTGAAAAGAAGAAGACAAAGGATGGAAAAAATAAAAAACACTGATTCAATTAAAGATGATTATGTAAAAGAAACACAAATTCTATATGAATCATTACAAGTGACTATTAATACACAATTAAGAAATTTGCCAATGCAAGGTAAATTTAAAGTAGGAACATATTGTATATCCCTTATTCTTTCTAATTTTTGTTATGCAATGATTGGTAAGAATCATCCTGATAAAACATTTGAACTTTTAGAAGATATTAAAAAAACAGCATTTAACCTTCTTGAATATGAATTTTCTGATAAGCAAAAAAAAGGACACTAAATGTCAGACAAATGTAAATGTTACGAATATCATGTTAGACAAATAGATGAGAACCGGAAGATATCAACAAGAATTGATGAATTAGATATTTTAATTAATGTATTAAAAAAATCATATAATAATTTATGTGCTACATCATTAAGAAAAGACCCGTTTAAATGTCCTTCCTGTGACGGAATAGGAAAAAGGATTAAACCTAATTTTCAGGATGGTGGAGATATTAATTTCGAATGTGTTTCATGTAAAGGGACGGGAATAATATGGAATTAGATAGTGAAATAAAAAATAAACTCATAAAATCTCATGAGGACTTATTATATAAAATAAAATCAATGAAAAATGATGGTTTAATTTCTGATGATGATAAATTATATCAAGAAGTATTAACTATAACTGAAGAAGGTCTTAAATTATTAAAGTCTGATAATGATAATAATGCTGAATATCGCAGAAGAAATAAAATACGTTACATAGTTAAAAAAGTTGAAGAATAATATAGGATAGATATCTTGCCAAGAATTGATGTTCAAACACTAGTAATGGCTTTTGAAAAAAGAATTGAAGCATTAGAGAAAAATCCACCGGATAAAATATCAACTGGTGTAATTATTAATATGCTTGAAAAGTCTATAGATGAAATTATAAAAGAACATTTTATATATTTGGTCAAAAAAGATATTGAGAATACTATTAAAAAAGAATTTAAAGATATGAAACATCCATTTATTGCTAAAACTTTAGAAGGAATTTTAACAGATAGTCATTTTAGAGAAGAAATTGAAAAGAGAATAAAAGATTCAATATTATTTAATATAAGATATGGAATATCTCGCAATGAATGACGATATCAAAATGATGATTAATGATTGTTTAAATCGTAAATCTAAAATTACCTATTGGGACTATAGATTTATTGAATAAATACATAAACAGTTTAACGATAAAGGATCTCTAACTGAGGCTCAAAAAAATAAGCTTAATCATATTTGGGAGAGAGTGACTTAATGCCATTATTTAGAAAGCATCGGGGGTCGTTGAAAGATTCTCTTAAAACAACCGTCATAGTTAAAAACTTAAATCAACTCAAAGACGCAATCTATGAGGATTGGGTTATGTGGGAAGGTGCGCTCAGAAAAAATGATAATGAGCCATTTAGTAAGAATATTATCAATATCAAAATAGAACCTTATTATGGCGACCTTGACGAAAGGTGTGGATGGTACACGCAGATAGTGAGTGCTGACCTTGAGATAAAGGGCAAATTTATGGCAATAGGATTTCTAAGCGAACCTCTGGAATAATAAAATATGTATTACAAATTAGATGCTAATAAAAATGTTATTCCTGGAAATATGGAAGACTCAGAAGAAATATTTAAAAATCCCGATAAGAAAGTAGTTAAACAAGAGAATGTACTTGATAAATTTGTATCAACGGTATTTTTACCAATTGATCATGGTTATCCTGGATGGTCAGGGCATACTGAAAACTATAAACCAGTAGTATTTGAAACTATGATCTATGACGAAACAAAATATGAATGGCTAAATTATCAGGATAGATATTCTACCTGGAAAGAGGCTGAAGAAGGCCATCGAAGGGCAATAGAATGGGTTAAGAATGGGTGCAAAAAAAATGAATCTTACGAATGAAATTTGTTCTTTAGAATATTCTAAAAAACTAAAAGAATTAGGCGTAAAGCAAGAAAGTTTATTTTATAGATTTGGCGGTGAATCTTTTCAATATATATTTTGCAAATATTATGAGCAATATAGTCCTCACGTTAACTTAAATATTAATGACGGATATTCTGCATTCACCGCTGCTGAATTAGGTGAACTACTCCCTAACTATATTATTACTAAAGAAGAAGAACCATTCAATAATTTTAGATTAATAATAACAAAATTTATTTCAGTAGATGAAGATAGTTTTATTAATAATAATTTTATTGTTAATTATGAATGTGATTCAACAGACATTATTGGAGAAAATGCATGGCTTAGAAGAAAATTAACAGGTAACATTTACGATCCTAATTTAGCTAATGCTATGGCTAAAATGCTTATTTATTTATTAGAAAATAAACTTATAAAAATAGAGGAATTAAAATGAAATTAAGATACACATTATTACTATCCTCATTATTAGCAACAAATGTATTAGCAGGAAATGATCATGTTAGAGCATATGTAAAGATTGGTCCTAATTCTGGGCGAGTGAATCAATCTATTCCATTTCAATCGTGGCATTATGTTGCTATTACTAATCCATATTTCACCAAAAATATGACCTATACATACGTTTATAAATTATGTTCTGAATGGACAGGATGTAAGATGCAAAAATTTACTAAAACCTTAGTACCACAACAACAATATATAGAAGAACATATTATGAATTTTGCAGGCGTTTGGCCTAGAGGTGGATCAAAGCAAATATGGGCTACCACTGAAATATTAGGAGAATTTACTGATTCTGTAACTGCAGCTAATACTTTGTCAGTATTTTATTAAGAATTAATATGAAATGAAAATTTATAAATATCCTATTCCAAAAGTAATTTTTAATATTGTACTGTGATGTCAGGAGGCTCCTAGGAATTTGATCTGACCACAAATATGATTATATCGGATGTAAGATAGGTTTCTTATATGTCAGAAATAATTAAATTTTGCCAAGCTCATGGAGATCTCTCGATAGAGAATATAAAACAAACTGTCGAGAGAGGAAAATTTATCCTTCGATGCAGAATTTGCACTAATGAAAATGCCAGAAAATATAGAAAAGAAAATCACGAAAAACTTTTAGAATATAGAAGAAATTACAGACAGGAAAAAAGATCATTAAATCCTCAAAAAGTAAGGGTTTATAAAAAAAGGAAGGTTTATGATCCAAATACAACCGAAATTATTAGAAAATGCAAAGTTCATGGGGCCTTATACAAAGAACAATGTTTTTTTAAGGTTAGAAATGGCCTAGTTATACAATCTCAGTGTAGAGAGTGCGCAAAAAATAAATCTCTAAAAAGATATGAAGAGCAAAAGCAAAATATAATAAATCAACACAAAGAATATAGAGAAAGAGAGCGTGCAAAAATAGATGAAAGAGCAAGAATTTATAGAGAAAAAAATAAAAAATGGTTAGCTGAAAAAGCAGCAGCGAGAAGAAAAAGTGATCCTGAAAAATATAAAAAACTGGCAAAAGAAAATAGGCAAAAACATTCAGAAAAAATCAAGATTAGAAATAAAAAATATGTGGAAGCAAATAAGAAAAAGGTTAGGGAAAGAGCCAAACGATACAATATTAGAATGAAAGATCATCTCCGTAAAAAGAGAAAGATATGGAAATCCAAGGTTATTGAGGAATTAACAGATGGATATGTTAAAACTGTTTTAAGCTCTCAGGGATTTGGTTCGGCAAAAAACTTAACCCCTGAATTAATAGATTTAAAGAGAATTTCCATTAAAGTTGGTAGGTTAAAAAAGAATAGGAGATTAGTAAATGTCAAACATAACGACCATGAGAATGCTTAGAGATAGAATGCTCAAAGCCTTTCAAGATTTTGAGGAAGGAAACATTGACTTTACACACTTATCTACCCTTTCTAAAGCAAGCGATTCAATCGTTGCTGGTCTAAAATCTGAAATGCAATATGCAATATTGACTAATCAACAGCCGTCAATTCCATTTTTCGGAGAAGGCAGTGGAATAATGCTAAACAAAAAGGATATTAAGAAGTTGCTATGATTGCGATGCAAAATATAATCGATAAGGATAAAAGTTTATTAACGATTATGTTTGATAGAAGCGTTTTAAATAATCTTAAATGCAAATGTAACGATTATTTAATGGTACTCCAATCTAATTTTAAACATAATCTTTTCACAATTGTTAAATCAGATAATGGTTATAGAATAAGAAGGTTTCCTTCTATAAAAAAAACTTACCAGGTGAACATATATTATCCATTTGAAATGATAGGTGAATTTGATTTAAAAGAATGTACCTATTTTTTAAAGAAAAATAACAGTATTAAGATACTCCTGAATTAACACAACCACTATATATAGTGGTTGTGTAATAATAATATTTGTTCAGATAAAAAGATAATCAACAATGATCGAATCACGATGATGATTGGTTATCATAAATACAATGGCCGATAATGACTATTACCGGTCTAAATATGAAAGAAATTATTTTAAAATACAATGTGGGCATACATGATAAAATCTATACCCATAAGCTTCATAGCAACAATAAATTTTTTTTCCATTGCATAAAATGCATTCCATATTAAATTTCCTAAATTATACGATTTGAGATTAAATTATAGTAAAAATATTTAATCAGCCTCTATGAAATCCTTTTAATGTTCTAACTAAAACTGCTCTTTTCCTCGTAGTAGGATTTTTACTATGTTCGGCTTTTTCTAGTTTCTTTTCCGGTATTTTTTTACCTTCTGGGATTCCGAGAGTTTTATGAAGTGCACCAGGATGTTTTATAGCACCGCTAATCCATTTTTTAACCATTTCAAATTCCTTATGAATATGGGTTATAATATAACAATCATAACAATGGATGAATAAACATGAAATGGAAAATTTCGATGATTGCATTAATAGCGGTAATAATATTCTTCATGTCATTTCATGTGGAATCCTCAACCCCAGTTCAAACTCAATCTCTACCTATTATATGCCCACCACGAAATTCTATTATTCAGGTAGGATTATCTCCTTATATGGTTCAAGATGCAGGAGGTAATTGGATTGGAGGGTTTTTAGCACAAAATGCTGGAACTATTAATCAATGGACGTTTATGTTTGGCAGTATTCCTGCCTTAAACAGAACGGTTGCAATGACCATGTTAGTCAAAGCGCTTCCTACTATCTCAGATCCCGTGGGCCCGATTCATGTTAATGCCAACCAGTGGCAATGTACTTATAAAAATCTCTATAATTATATGGCAATAGCTATATATCCGCCATTAGGATGCACACAATGCGCTAATCCGGCTTAATATAAGTATTAATCTATGTTATGATCATTTTTATAATTATAATAATAAGGCGATCATAATGACTACCCACCGAAATGAGCAACACTTCTATGAATTAAATACTGAAGCTAGATTGATTAAGTTAGAAACAACTACTGAACTTATCTCAAAGAATTTAACTGAAATTAATCAAAAAATAGATAAATTAGATAATCGTTTATGGCAACTATTTATGTGGACAATAGCAGGTTTTGGCGCAACTATGGCCGGATTCGTAGGACTATTTACTATAATGGCCCATGGATTTAAGTGGTTATAATTTAAACTCTATATATCATTTTTTCTTTCTTATCATTTTTCTTTTTCTTCTTTTTTTTCATGAATTTTTCATCATCTTCATGCTCATGATGTTTCATTTTCTTATCCATTTTCTTTAGTTTCTCATCCACATTGCCTAATACTTTCTTTTTCATTATCCGCGTCCTTTAGAATGATGTCTTCCTGATGAATGATTTTTATGAGATCGTCTTGCCTCACTATAAGCAATAGCAACTGCTTGCTTCTGTTTTTTACCGGCTTCCATTTCGCGTTCAATATTTTCCGAAAATCCTTTTTTTGAACGCGCTTTAACCCCCTTTACTAATGGCATAATTATTCCTTCCTATTATTTTTACGTGCAGAAAAGTTAATAGTAGTCGCAATAATTTTTCCAGGTTTACCATTATATCCCATATGACGTTTATTCTGTGCTTCAACCTCAGGAATATTATAAACATCAGATTCATACTCTGGTTGATTAGGTGAATTAGATTTACGAGGATATTCAATAATATTTCCTATCTGCAAAACTTCCTTGTCTGACATGATAATATCCTTATTTAATATTAATCTTAATATCAGCTTCAGGAGCCATAAAACGCAATTCTGGTTTTAAATCTCCACCATGAAGAGCAGTTAAACGTATTAATTGTTCCTGTTTCTGACGCTCCATCTTTGGTTGTCCGTTATCTCCAACGACTGGCATGATAATTCTCCTTTATATACTAGGAGATACTATAAATACCTCCTAGTATGATTAATACTAATCAGCTTTCAATAATTGAATTTTAAGATATGCACTATTTGTTTGAGCATTGGTTCCAAATGTAGGTGCACTCATAAATACCTGATTTATACTTGTATTGGCTAATTCAAGAACATCTCCGATATTAAAATGAACAAAAACATCTGCAACGATTTCATTAGATTTTTGTTCAGGAGATATGGTTTGATTTGCAAAAGTTGAACCTGGAATAATTAAACCATTTTTGAACAAAGATAATGTCCACACAGGAATGGGGGATGGAATAGGATTTAACGCACCTGATATTCCCGTCGCTACATCATACCAGCCAGCTTTATTAATAATAATCTTTCCATTAACAGCTGCCTGGGAAACATCAATATTTGAGGTTGAGAAAATGGTGTTTTCTAATATACAAACTTGACCCGCTAAATTTGGACCAGGAGATGCTGCTAAATTCTGCGTCGTAACCGAGTAAACTTCGGCAAATTCTGGCGCTCCACAATCGCAGGGACAAGCAACACAATCGCCCTTCGGTCCTTGAGGACCTTGTAAACCTTGTGGTCCCATTGGACCAATTGGACCTTGTGCGCCATCAGTTCCGTTCATTCCATCAACTCCAGGTACACCCTGAGATCCATCATTTCCCGGCATACCTTGTGGGCCTTGTAAACCAGCGGGACCCGTTGCGCCTTGAGAACCCGTCAAACCTCTTGGACCTGGAATTCCTTGAGAACCTGCAGGTCCTTGGTTTCCTTGTGGACCTTGAACACCTGGAATACCTTGAGGACCGACTGGACCTTGACAGCAAACGCAATTATCTTGAGTAGACATTATTAAATCCTTTTAAAATATTTAACCCATTAAAATCTTCTTCCAAACTTTTTAACAGCATCCTTTCTTATTAAATCATCAACACTAGGTCTTATGTAACTTTTATTTTCGACATCTCCTGCAACTTGAGATACAGGCTTAGGACTCCCTGTCCCCGCTCTAACCTTTCTCATACGTTCTTCAAGTCTACCCATCTCTGCAGCTTGATAGTATGGATCTGGTATTTGAGCAATCCTTTCTAGTTCTTTCGCCTGTGTTTTAGATGCTGCATAAATAAATGCAGCCGGATCTTTCATCTGCCTAGTTGCTAATAACATCGGATCTGATATAGGCATTTTTGATACCACATCTTGAAAATCTTTATATTTTCCCATTCCTCGAACCATTTTATCTTCAAACTCAGATTGCATGGCTTTTTCACGTGTTTCTTGTACTTTCTGCTGTTCTTTAAGCGTTAACTTTTTAACCGTATTTTCAACAAATCCTTCTAATTGCTGTTCCCAATTTTCATCTACTTCTTGTTCTGTTTGAGGTTGAACTTGAGATTGTGATTGTTGCTGTGATTCTTCTCTTTTATTACGATTGAATCTTTGTCTCATTAATTCATTTACTTCATCTTCTGTATAAACTTTTTTCTTTACAACTTCATTACCAAATTCATCTTTTTCAGTATCAGTTTTTTTATCGGAATTATCAGCCGGTATTTCATATTCAACTTCATCCGAAACTTTATTTTCTTCAGGTTTAATCTCTTCATTTTTTACTTCTTCAATCGGTGCTTCTTCAATCTTTGTATCAGACATTTTATTAATTATTTTTTCATCTACTGTTGTTCTGACTTCCGATGTCATATTTTAAATTTCCTTATTATTATGTTGATTTTGGTTGTTTAGGATGATGCGTTAATAACTTAATCAAATTATTTGCATGAGCTATATTTAAATCAGCTGATGTTTTATTCATCTCTGCTTGATATCTCATCTCTTGTTCTTGCAAAGTAGCAGCAGCCTCTAATCTTTCTGTTTCTAATCTTTGCATATCAGCAACAGATTTTTGATTCATCTCTTGAGTTTTACGCATTAATTCTTTTTGTTTAAGCATTAATTCTGCTTCTTTTTGTTTAGCTTGCATCATCATTTGTTGTTGAGCCATTTGCATTTGCATTTGTTCAGGTGATGGTTGTTGTGGTTGTTGTATAGGTTTGCCCGTCTTACCGGCTTCAATTATTTCAGGCGGTACAATTGTCTTTAAGCGATTACGAATCTCAATTGAATTTGCCAGTGGTAAGTTTTCTGCATACATATCGGCAACAAGTTTGAATAAGGATGGATCATTCTTTAATACCATCTGTAAAGCTTCAAGTCCTTCCATCTTCTGACCTTCATAACTTGGTCCTGGCAATAGACGGATTTTATAATTACCTTCCGTCATATTGTTTTCCACCTGCACACCATAATCATCTTGTGGGGAATTTAGATTAACTTTTTGTAATCCAGAATCAGGCATATAAAGCATCATTTGACGTTCAGTGTCATAAACTTTGGGAATCATCTCATCGATGATTTGACCCGTACATGCTATTGCTCTATTGAGTGCATCAAAAGTAACAAAATTGTTATAGCTTCCACGCTTAGTTCTTGCATCAATCGCAGCCCCAGATATCTCATTACCCTGCTCTCCTAATTGAGTATCATACATCCCTAAACATGTATGAATATCACGTTCTGCTCGTTCATACATTTGCATTAAACTTTGAGATATCTCAGGCGGTCTTAATTGTTCGGGTTTAATACCTGATGGTGATTCATCAAATACTAATCCACCTTGAACAACCGAGGGATCTGTCCAAATCTGTCTTGTATCAGGCGATCTCACATTTTCTTTTGATACTAAGAATTGATCATTACGAGAGATCTTAATTAAGTATGCACCCTGTGTTCCTAAGAAATTAATTAAACGCTGAGCATCTCTTGCATCTTTAACTAGAGGTCTACAAATCTGTTTACCATGTTTATCATAAAATGAATGTTGATCGACAAATACGACGGGAAGTGATTGACTTGGGAAATCTGTAGTTTCTAATATGAAATCCCCTGCAATCTTTTGATGTTTTACTTTATAACGATATGCTGTTCTCTCTTGTTGGATTGTGACAGGTTCACCTTCCCACAATAATAGTTCTTGCTCATCTATTTCTATTTTTTCTAATCGTTCAATATCTTTACCTTCAATCACTAATCCATTACTAAGCTGGGATAATTTTATCTTGTCATATTTACGGGAGAAATAATCAATTACAGTTATCTGATCATCATCCCAAAATCCCTGTGTGGTCTCATCATTTCCTTCAGATCCAATTTGGCGCTCAAGATCGCGTCCATACATTGATTTAAATTTCTTCCTTGATACACGAGTCCTATAGCCTGAATACATTCCATCTACTTTACATATATCCTCTGCCGATATATCCCAGAAACAACGAGTTGGATCTTTAACCGATTTGATTCTTATCTCTTGATTAAAGTCCTTAGAGTTTTCATAATCATTTAATACGATCCACGCACCAAATCCACCAATAGCACCTTGTTCAAATCCATTCTGATAGACTATTTTTGCATCAGAATTTAGCGATATGTCTTTAACAAGAGCAGTTCTTACTTCCGCCGTTCGTTCTGGTACGTTTTCTGAGGGATTAACCTGTAAGGCTGGGGTATTTTGTCGTTGTTCGCCAATAAGGTGATTGAGTAAAGGAGCAAGTTTATTAAAAGTGAGTGGGATTTTCTTGTAAGTTTCAAAGACACGAGCTTCATCCTCCCGCCATTGATCACCCATTACAAATTGGGTTACTTCATGATACTGATCAATATTAAAACGCCAGTAATCATCCCATTTGCGGATGTCTTCCCTGATATTTTGACACGTCTGCCTTGAAAGTCGTGGCATTCAATCCTATCCTTGGACTATTATTCAACACTAGTGTAGCAATATTACTCTAATAAATCATTGAGTGTCTCATTAATTATTTTTTATATATCCATTTATCATTCTTAATGCCTCTACCGTCAATAGTACCCTTACTGCGTTCTCCATACACTTTTATATCTAAATATTTCCACGTAGATTTGTCATTTGGATTATAGGGATATTTTGGTAAAGACATTTTATAACCAATACTATCTAAGTAATAGCGATATTCTAGTAAAGATACTTTGTATATATTTTCAATATCTGCAGGAGGACACATACTAAGTTTTAAATATTTTCGAATTGTATCAGATGCTGATATATAATTTTTATAGGTTACATTCCTGGTAACAATAGTGTTCATATTCGTCCTTGTTATTTATTGATTAACTTATCCCCATACAATCCCTTTACCTTCACACGCATGACATTCTTCATCAATTGTACCGCTTATTTTAGTTCCACCCAATCCATCACAGAGAGGGCATCGATGAGGCTTTAATCCATCATTTCTAAGTTTTTTAATTTCACTCTCGCATTTAAGAATAGATAAATGTGTTTGCGCACCATTAAAAATACATGCCTCTAACTTTTTAAAGTCCGTTATACCTTCGAGTTTTTCGATTCTTTCCTTCAACTCATCCACGCTTTTATTTTTATTATCAACTTCCACTTCAATATTAATTAAATCTTCATTAAATTTATAATATGTTGTTTCTAAATCTTGAACCCTATTTGCTAGGTTCTTTTCACCTAATTTATGACCTAGAATAAATTCATATAATCCTTCTAATTTTTCAATTCTTGCTGCTAATTTATCGTGATATTCAGTGTGTTCAAGATAACAAACAATTCCTTTTCCTTCACATGATTTACAATTAGGTGTAATTCCAAGTGGCCAGGATGGTTCACCAAATTCAAGTTTTCTTGTTCCTTTTCCATCACAAAGAGGACATTTATATGGCGTTTTATGATATTTTTGCCAAACGACATTAGGCATTGTAAGCATCGCATTTTGCATTTCATGTAGCTTCTCAATATGCTCACTTAATCCCTCTAACTGTCCTGAAATGGAATTTGGTTCATTTTCTAGTCTACAGACACATACTGATATGCCCTGAACGCGATCTTCAAGGTTTTGGACTCTTTCATCTAACCGCTCTGATAAGTTTTTATATTCCTGCTGGTTTGCACTTAATGCAGAATTTATCGATGATTTAAGTTGCTGAATCATTTCACATAAATGATCGCCATTTACTGGCACTTTCATGTTGCAATGACCACATATTGTCCAATCTTTAACTTCAACATCTGGAAAACAGCCGCTCATATTTACCTCTAATAAAACATACCTTGATGGTGCTTCGGAACTAGCACTGGTTGATAAGCACTCTCACTCGCATATTGCCCATTATAAAACGTAAGTGCTAAAGCATCTGCAAGATCCGGGCTTGGCATACCTCTAGCACGTAAATCATCTTTAGACTCAATTTGTAATTGACCATTGCTATTATATTTATATCCTAGTGAACAAAGCTCACCATGCAACTCATCACTATCTGGGATTTGCACGGGTAATTCTTGGCATAACCAATCGCGCATATCAGACCATAATTCAGCGCGTAAATTCTTAAATTTATCTTTGAGATTTGCAGATCTTGCGACATTAACCCCTACGCATTGCGTAAATCCCATCTCACGCAAACGATCGACAATTCCAGCACCTATACCTATGCTATCTATGAATACCTTAGTAGGACGCTCGGTATCTATTATGTGGCGAATCTTTCCTACCGTCTCCATCGTGTTACTATTGCGGAAAGCATCAAGATTATAAGCCAATCTACCTTTACGTCTAATAATGGCTGTACGATCGCTATTAGCGATAGCAGGATCAACGCCAATAATAAGATTAGTTTCACTCTCCACTTCATTCATTCTCGCCTTTAATACGTAACTACTAGTAATAAATACATTATCTATCGCATTTCTGAAAGCTTCCTCTGCATTCATTGGATATTCGGATTTGAATAGCTCAGTACCTGCACCAATATCTTTACTAAGCGACATTATCTTCATACGACGCCATGCCATATGTTCTTGTGTCAATCCATCATGTTCATAAGCATCTAATAATAATTGCTCATCTTCATCTGGCTTAAATCCTGTATCAAATCTTTTATATTCAGGCTGCCAATACCAAGGAAGGAATATAGCCTGAAATTCAGAAGCCCCAGACATTGCTTGTAGCCACATACCATGAAAGTAATTACCCATGCCATTAGCGGTCGATTCAAGTATGATCTCAGTTCCATCATCATCCGAGACGGCTTGCAACACGCCTCTTGCATGCTCTTCTGCATTTTGCCAAAATGCAACCTCACTTCCGTGAAATAATTGCACGGTCTGTGAGCGACCTACGCCTTTATTACCGGCAGTTCCAACACTATAACTACCATCATATCGACTGATCTTTAATTCTTTTGCACTACTTCTTTCAGCTTCGGGACATAATCCCTTCGGTAAATTCTCATAATAGTATTTGGTCATCTCGAAGAGGTTTTTGGTTGCATCTTGCTCGTGGGTCAAAATGAATGCCTTTAATCCTTGCCCAGTTATTACTTTATGAAAATAACGAGCTTGTATGTAAGTTGAACAGCCTTGCTGTCTTCCTTTGAGGATAATAGCTCTTACTTTACCCATTTCTTTCAATTGAGATTCTAATCTTTGATGTAAATATAATTGGGCTTGATTAAAAGTAAACGGAATAGTTCGACCTGATTTTAATCTAATTTTGAAATATAAAAATGCAAATTTAGATAAATCTTTAACGTCTGCAAAATCATATTTTAGCATTATCTTTCCTGTAATGATCTAGCAGTACTAATGCAGCTTTTGCTATATCTTCATCACTAGATTTATCACCATACATCCTTGGCTTAAATTTAGATGCTATCCATTTTCTAGTATCTACTCTTAATCTTGAACGGTTAATCCATTCATTGTTCGCAACTTCGTATTCACTACCATCTTTATTAGTTTTTATAATTGTATCATTTTTAGAATCATCAGCAATTTCAAGCATATCTTCTGCTAATAAATCTCCTTGATCTTCTTTAGCCTGTGCGTACATGTGACTAAACTCTGGATTTTCACGCGCCCAACGTCTAATAGTTCTAGGGACGGGCCAATGAGGATTTTTGGCACATAAAGTCTTAAGACTTAACATATTGTCAGCTATAGCGCTGCAAATCTCTTCACCTAAATCATAGCTATAATCTGTGGGTCTTCCGCCTGGCATAGCATTACTCGTAATTAATATATAGATCAATAATAATACAATTATTACCTATCATCAATATTTATATTCTATACTTGCATTAATGTAATATTTATAATATGATTACATAGTACAAAATATTAATAAATAAAAATCAAAGGTAGCGAAATCGATACCTTTAACGTGGAGTAAATAAAATGAAAAAGATAATTTTTATAGCGTTATCCTTATGCAGTATAAATTCTTACTCAGAAAATGTTTATGATTCTTACATGCAGCGACAAAACTATGAAATACAAAAAAAAATGTTAGAAAATCAACAAGAAATGTTAATACAAAAAAAACGAGATAATGCAAGAAATCAAAACCAAGCATCCGATGAATTAATTAGAGATCATTTTGATCATTTATACGATGAAAGAAATAATAATGAATGGAATTAGGAGTGAATAAAAATGCAACACAATAATGACATATATTTTGAAAGAAGAATGACTACCTTAGAAATGGAATATAAAAATATTACTGAAAAATTAGATAATTTAATTTCTAGTCAATCACTCTTAGCAAAAAATAGTGACTTGGATAATTTTGTGACACGAAATGAATTTAATTTAGCAATGGTCAAGATTGATAATAAGATCGATAGGGTAATAAACAAGGCAATATGGAAAATAGGTGCATTAATAGTTGCGTTTATGACAACGTATCCCTTTATTTTGCAATATTTTATTCATAAATAAGATCAAATTATGTTCTAATAGGGATAATAATTCTCAAGGATGATTTTATGGTAGCCGCCACTAAGGAACTAGAAGTATATGATCACGCCATATTAACCAAACTTGAGTATATGGAGAGGGGGATAACCTCACTCGACAAGAAAATAGAAAAATTAGATACGAGGCAATGGCAAATCATAGTTTTGCTATTAAGTTATCCCCTAGGTTTACTCATCGGTAAACTTTGTCACATTTTCTAAAGACTTTTAAACCATTCTCCATGAGTCAAATCTAAACTCTGAAGCTTTGTGAATAAATCTGGATCATTCTTAAGTTTTTCCGCCAATAAACCATGATCACCTGGATTGCATCCCGTTAATGCCCCTAGAAGGCCCAAAATTAGCGCCGTAAGCGGCGATCCTATGAACCCCGCTAGGATAGGTGCTGCCTTGTAGATAATCGGCATAACGTCGCAAAATGTCAGTTTAAAGTCATTGTGGTCCATCGTGTTCCATTCCTTAAATGAAAATTGTCATTTTACCTTAGCTAAAATTTGCTGATGATGTCAATTGCATCTTGAGTACAGGTTATAATATGTGCAGATCCTTGCCAGCTTAGATGGAATAAGTTTTCCAAGTTAGTTAATTTTCGGCAGGATTTAGATTTATCTCCATCTTTGATTTCAAAGAGGTAATTTTTTCCCCCGTGGCCGCATACAATATCAGGAAACCCATGACCAACCATGCTAGTAATAAAAACACTACAACCGATTTTTCTAAGTGTGGCGACAATTTCGTTTTGATTTGCATCGATTCTTTTTCTCATGATTGTTCTATGTGAAACACATCCTTGATATCTTGATGACAATATTTTGACAATTCCTTTAAAACTTCTACTCTGTTTTTATCAACGTAGAATAAGTGAGCTCTTCTTTTTAACTCTGTAAATATTTTAGCTACATCTTTGTAACACTCTATCCAAGGTCGGTCATTGTAATACAATTGTTTAATTTTTTCACATATTGGTTCGCCTAGCGTTATTTCCGGTTCCTTCGCTTCCATGCGATTCCCCTATTCTTCCTTTACCATATTTTAATTCCCACGCTCTATTAGCTTCCCACGTAGGATGACCAGGTCCATATTCCTTTACAGTTGATCGTAATTCTGGATAAATAGTTTTTACAATTATTTCTCTTTCATCTGTTACCCATTTAACAAATGCAGCTTTCCAATCTAATCTTAGCCATCCATTAGAGTTTGCATAACTCATAAAAGAATAAACTATTTTATCTATGTCTAATTTTTTTGCATTACATATCCTAATCGCTTCTTCAGAAATAATTAAATCATGACTTCCTGGACAATAAGAAGTACGCAGAGAGCTCTCTCTCTCTTTTTTGATTTTTATTTTATTTGTATTTTCTTTTATATGTAGTGCCCTGAAACCACACGTGTGGTTAGCCACTGGGTGGGTTTTCACACCTGTGGATGATTCTTTTGTGGATAACTCTTTAACTTGTTCATCTGTAAGGAATTTTGATCCATTTAAAATTCTAGTTTCATGCTTAATGATCTTTCCTTTATCATCCCTATGTTTAATATATTGGATGAGTTGATGGGAAGAGAGATATGCAAATATATTCTTCAATTTATCATCACCAATTTTAAATTTGTTCTTTAAATGTTCTTTTATAACATCCCAATCTTTTGGTTTAGACATTAAATAAACCCATACAAAACCCGCTTCAAGATTGGTTATATTTTGGACTACATGGGTATAAAGTTGGAAATAGGGGATTTCTTCGAATGTTAAAATTTTTTCGACTGACATAAAATTTCCTTATCTGGGGGTTGACCCAATCCATAGTCACCGTATAATGAGAGGTGCGCATATGTTCAGGGTGAACGTGAATAAAGTCCGTCTTGATCGCCTAGATCGAGACGGGTTGTCTTAAAATATCAGTTTACTTTATTACTATCAAACTTCCCATTCGTGTTTTTCGTCTTGTAAAAAAATCAAAGTTTCAGTTCTTTTTTCATTGTATTTTAATTGTCTTACGCAAATAGATTTAACGATCCATCCACCTATTACTTTTGCTCTTAGAGTAATATCCTGCATTTCTTTTGTTCCTCCTTTGTGTATTCTCTGCCACTTAAATTCAATTTTCATATATTTCCCTTTGCTAATTAAAATCATTATGATATTATGTAATAAAGATAACAATATTATTTTATAAAGCATATTATATAAGGATTGGCTAAAATGAAACAAAAATTAAAAGAAAAGGCCGTTATTGCAAGGGTTCCTTATGATTTATGGAAATATATCAAAATGACCGCAGTACACGACGATAAAAGTGTAAGCTCAATAATCAATGATTGCTTAATTAGGTTTAAAAATAAGAGAGAAAAGAAGTTGACTAATGTTGATAACTTGATAGAATGATTACATGGAAATTCACTTAATGGGATGCGCTAACATCCCACCAAGAAAGGAATGATACAGCTAACCAAATAAACTTAGGAGAATAAAATGATTAGATATGCAATTTTTAACACACGTACAATAAATCGTCAATGTAATATTATTTCAGTGCAACCAGGGAAGGGGGCTAATCATGAATAAACCTATTAAATCCTTTATCGAAAAATTCATCCGAGATAATGCAAATAAAGACAATCAATTTGGATATGATTTATCTACCAAACATGATTTATCTATAGATGCACAAAATGAATTAATTCGCGGATTAATAAAACTTGATAAAGAAAATCTTCGACAACTTATTTTGGATCACGCCCAGACGCTTATCGATGAACGTATTTTGATAGTTGAAGCAGAGGATAGATATGACTCTGGTTTAATCGCAAAAATTGATCCTATTAATGGCGAAGTAACATTTAGTTTGGGGAGTATTTAATATGAGTTTATCGATTAGAGATAATAATAATTTAAATGGAGCATTGCTTGAAAAGGTTATAACGAATAATGATCTAGGAGGATTATCGCCTCTTGAAAAAGTGCAACATATTAAAAATGTGTGTGAAAGTTTAGGGTT